TTAGGCTTGAGGATCATCCCGAGCTTAGATTGCTTCCTGATATCGACACTAGGTTTGACGGAGCTGCCGTTGTCGGTGGATTGATGCTTTGCAAGTGTGACGCTCGTACAGTTAAAGAGCGAAATGATTACATGCGAGAGCAATCTAGAATCCAAATGGATGCCGTTGATAACAACTTGATGAGAGAGAATGATGCGAGAATGCCCTTGCTCCGACCGGACAGGATCACTCGCGTCAAGTTTGGCGACGGCTCTTAGGAGAAGTTCTCCTACAAGTCGCCGCTTGATTTTTAGGAGAAACTAAAATGGCTTATGGATTGCGTCCCTACAAGGGAACGGCATTCGGTCAGTCGTACAATACTGGCGGGTTTAGCGAGTATCGTATTGACGTTTCCGCTGTTACTTACGATTGTTTCGTTGGAGACTTTATGACTCTGACGGCCACGGGAGAAGTGACTCGGACGAATGGAAGCACTGGCGCTACGCCCGTAGCAGGAACCCCGACAATAGGTGTTGCTGTTGGGTTTAGATATGTTAACCCCGACGGCGAGACTAAGTTTACGCAAAGGTACGTTGGTAATGCCAGCAATACCGATGCTTATGCTTACATTGTTGACGATCCCGAGGCGGCATTCTTGGTTCAGGCTACTGCTGCTGTCACGTTCGCCGATATTGGCGCTCGCGCCCCGGTTAGCAACTTTGCTGTCGCAGATGGCAGCACGGCGTTGGGACTTTCTGGGATTACCCTCAATGCTGGTGCGATTGCTACGACCGGGACTCTCGCGCTTCAAATTATTGGCGTTCCAGAAGATGGCTCCAACGAAAACTCGACCACCCCCGATGTGATAGTTAGACTGACGCCGGGTGTGCATCAGTCGAATATCGCCGCTGGCGTTTAGTAAGGAGTAACTAATCATGGCTATTTCTAGAGCGCAAATGATGAAGGAACTCCTGCCGGGGCTGAATGCTCTTTTCGGTATGGAGTATGGCTCGTATGAAAACGAGCATGAGGATATTTATGAGATGGAAACCTCGGACAGAGCGTTCGAGGAGGAAGTCCAGCTTTCCGGCTTTGGTTCGGCTCCGGTAAAGTCTGAGGGTGCTGCTATCGCTTATGATACGGCGCAGGAAGCCTTTACGGCTCGCTACAACCACGAGACGGTTGCTCTTGGCTTTTCCATTACGGAGGAGGAGATCGAGGATAATCTTTATGATTCGCTCTCGGCTCGCTACACCAAGGCGCTCGCTCGCGCTGCGGCGAACACCAAGCAGGTCAAGGCTGCTTATCCGCTGAACAACGGGTTCACGGGTGGCGCGTTTACCAGTGGTGACGGAGTTACGCTTTTCAATGCGTCTCATCCGAGAGTCGATGGTGGCGTCAATGCCAATCAGCCTTCGGTTGCGTCTGATCTTAACGAGACTTCGTTGGAGCAGGCAATTATCGACATTGCTGGATTCACTGACCAGAGAGGTCTTAAGATTGCGGCTCGTGCGCGCAGACTGATTATCCCCCCGGATCTTCAGTTTGTTGCCACCCGCTTCCTTGAGACGGATCGTCGCGCCGGGACGGCAGATAATGACATCAATGCTCTCCGAAATAACGGAGTTATCCCTGAGGGGCATCGCATTAATCATTACCTGACTGACCCCGATGCTTGGTTCATCATTACGGATGTTCCGAATGGCATGAAGGGTTTCACGCGAACCCCGATGCAGACCTCGATGGACGGTGATTTCGACACCGGCAATGTCCGATACAAGTGCCGCGAGCGATACAGCTTCGGCGTTTCGGACCCGCTCGGAATCTACGGTTCTGAGGGTGCGTAAATAGGTATCTGTGGGAAGTTCCCGCAGGGGGGAGGGGAGGTTAATCGGGCGATTCCTCCTCTCCCCAACCTATTTCGCTTAAAGTGAATGACGCCTATAACCGAAAGAGAGATCGGCTCTATTGAAGAGAAGATCAAAAGTCTCGAACATCGAGCTAGAAGTGATCGAACTTCTATTAATGCAATGATAGACGAGATTGATTCGGTAAGGCTAGAGCTTCATCAGTTTAAGAATAAAGTTTACGGAGTTGGCTCTGCCCTTATATTTTTTCTTAGCATCCTGACTTGGATGATTGATTACTTTGTGAGAAGCTAATGGCTTATGATAACCCTTCTCTTAGAAAAAGAATTGTTTCTCAGGTCACAGCTAGCGGTAAAGGCGGAAAGCCGGGTCAGTGGACAGCTAGAAAAGCTCAGAGAGCTAATGAACTATATAAGGAAGCTGGCGGCGGCTTTAAGGGCGGCAAGACTAAAGCTCAAAAGTCCTTGTCAAAGTGGACTAAAGAAGATTGGGGAACCAAGTCCGGTAAGCCCAGCACTCAGGGAAAGAAGGCTACCGGAGAAAGATATCTACCGAAAAAAGCTAGAGAAGCTTTGTCGAGTAAAGAATATGCTGCGACTTCTAAAAAGAAGCGCGAAGACACCAAGAAGGGTAAACAGTTTTCAAAACAGCCTAAGGCAATAGCAAAGAAAACTGCTAAGCATAGGAAGAAGGTTTAGTATGGCTATTACTTATCGTGGTGAAAAGTTCTCTGGATATAATAAACCCAAAAGAACTCCGGGTAAGTCCAAGAAGTTTGCGGTTTTAGCCAAAGAGGGAGACAAGGTGAGACTTGTCCGATTTGGTGATCCCAATATGAAAATTAAGAAAAACATTCCTGCTCGGAAAAAGTCTTTCCGGGCTCGCCACAAATGCGATACCGAGAAAAAATCCAAGCTCAGCGCAGGATACTGGTCTTGCAAGAAGTGGTAAACCAATCCTGTCAGACTTAAAAGACAGCACGCGGACTGACAGGGTAATTGCGTGCAATGAGGTGAACAATTATGGGTACGACGACTTTTACTGGACCGATCAAGGCTGGAACGATCCGAGACACGACTGGCACTACTGTTGGTAGTGATGTTGCCAATGTTGGATCTGTTGTTATGGCGCAGAGCGCGGTAATTACCGAAGCGGCTTCCGGTACGGCTACCGATATCGTCATTCCGGCGGGTAGTCAGATTATCAACTGCACTCTTTTCCCCACTACCGTTTTTGGCGGAAATATAACTTTGGGAATTACATCAGCGGGAACGGGACTTACTGCCGCAGCCACTACCCCTGCTGATAACTCTAGAACTGTCCTTGCTCCCGCTGACAATGATATTTGGAATGATGTTGGAACTTCTGATGTACGGATCTATCACGACAGCAGTTCCACTGGGGGCGTTGGCGTCCTGACTGTCGAGTACATCCAGAACAACAACTTGGCCTAATCATTGTCAGACCCTCAATGGTATAAGAATTTAAGTCCTAGAGGAAGGGAAGCCGTAGATCAGACTTTGCATTTGATCTGCGGCTTTTCCTTATCTGCACTCGGCGGTGCTTATTCGTCTGCTGCCGTACTTTACATGAGAGAGTTTTGGCTTCAATGGCCTGTCGAAAGAGTTGCAGACACTAGAAAAGATATGGCTTTTTGGTTGGCTGGAATGGGACTTTTTGAAATTTGGAGATATTTTAAATGATTAAAAACTTTTTGATTTCACTGCTTACGATACTAGCGTTTGCAACGCCATCGTATGCAGCGTCTCCGTCTGTCAAGAAGCAAGCGAAGGATGGTGACACCTCCGTTGACTTTGGCATGATGACAGTCGATTTTGTTACTTCAAACACAGCAGGTGTGTACAGCCTTGGTTTTTCTTATCCGTTGTTTTCGCTTGACTGGTCTAATGGAGCTGGGGGCTTTGCTGCCGAGCTTCATGTCTGCGACACGCCGAATGGCGGCGGCGGCGGCGACTTAAGTGCCAGTGGCGAATGCACGCTTGTTACTGCGTTAGCGACTACGGATCTAACTGTAGAATCTTTTAAGTCTAAAAAGCGTTATATAGTTATTGAGATTACAACGGCAGGAACCGGAAAGCTCACTATCAAGGGAAGTTGGGATCAAATCAGCAATGCCAGCGATACGCTCACAGGCTCGGCTAGTGGCTCCTATATCTCCGGCGTGAACGGACTCTCGTTTATCGAGTGGGGAGACGGCGAGGGAGACTTCATAGAAACCACCGTTACATCCCCCGGCTGGGTGGTTGGTACTATGTTCAATCCCGACTTCAACACCAACGGCGTGAAGGCTAACTGCCCGACCGCCACGCTGGGCGCTGACTCCTCCAAGCCGTGGTTCACCTGCCCGAGTACCGGCCTCCTAAAGACTAAGACCTCGGGCCTCTACATCGAGCACATCAACCGGACGCCAAACGAGGCGTGGCCTATCAACCTCGACCTTATCACATCGGGCGACACGGACCCCAACGGCATCGGCATCCACATCAAGGGTTCCGGTGGATCGCATACCTCGGGTGATGAGGGTGCTAACGGTATCCGCCTTGCGATGACCCCTAACTGGGGCAACGCCTTCGGCACGGCTGCTATACCGTCGGACACGGGCGAGGTGGCTGTCTCCCTATCTGACGTTTCAGAATCCGAGGGCCGCTACATCGGCGTGGGCAAGCCCCTCGTTTTCTCGGGCTCAGCCGCTGCGTTCACGCGCACCCCGGACGGGCAACCCGGCTCCACGGTCATCGTAGGCAACACCAAGAATGGAATCACCAAGGACGACTGGGCGGTCACTACGACGGTCAACGGCACGGGCATCGAGGCTGGTAACTGGTGCGTTTCTCACGACGCATACAGCATCGCCTCCACGCCGGGCACCGGCACGGAGTCCCGCTACTGGCTGATGATTTCCGCCATCGCTGCTGACGGTCTATCCTTTACCACCCAAATGTGGGGACAGGGCGTGGATCAGCAGTACCCCGACTCGCACCTGTGGTCGCTCGACCCGGACTCCCTGAGCTTCGCGCCCTGCTACACGATCACGGGCGTGAGTCAGGACGATAACACCAAGCTGGTGAACGGCGTCACGGTCTGGAAGACCTCTTCGTACTCCGAGGCTGGGTCCATCGACTGGGATGTAGTCCCCTACGGCGAGTTCAAGACCACGGGCGTCAAGGTTCTCATGACCGCCGACATCAAGCCTATCAGCAACGGCGCGGCATTCACGGCTCAGAACGAGCTGGGATTCCGTGGTCGCCACCAGATCGACGCGGCTTTCCGTGTCGAGGGCGTAGGTTGTGCTACCGACAACCGGGCAACCTCGTGTCTCAAGGACGGAACGAAAGGCGGGTTTGCTTACGGCATCGACTTCTCCGAGTGGGGTGCCAACGTCGGCATGAGGTACAAGTGGTATCAAGGTGGGGCTCTGGGTGCTACCGGCGTCCCGATCCTCCTCGACCCACCGACGGCTGACAACCATTGGGGCACACCCTACGACGGCATCCCGGTCATCAGCATGTACGGCAACTACGATATGTCCCTCATCGTCTCATCCGATAAGGGATGGGGCGTGGGACAGCAGGGCTTCAACCAAGGCTACTTTGCCGTGGTCGATAACGCCGTGACGCACACGGACGGGAACATGCTGGTCTGGTCGGCTGCTGATGTGGCCTACGTCGAAGCAGCCCAGCCGACTCCGCCTAACACATCGTTTTCAAACTTCCCAGAAATTGGTGACACCGAGAATGCACTTTACGGAACCGGACCCGGACTCACGATCTCCGCGTGGGACTCTTCATATACTGCCATTGATCTTATCGGAGCTACATACACTGTGACCCTGCCAGAAATTACAGGAACGACCGACATACACAAAAGGGTAGAGATCTGGATTGAACCCGGAGTGACATTGACGGTTCAAGGACATACAAATGACGCAACAGTCCTTGAGTTTAACCTCGTTTCGACTGGTACAGGTACTGCGAGCATGACGTTCACCGCTGCGGCAACCAACATTGCGTGCAAAGCTGAAGTGTTTGTGCGAGCGGATAATGCTGTCATTACATCTAGCACTTGCCCGACGCAGACCTTAAGCAATCCGTAGAATGTCACCTTTAAACTCAGCAATAAACGTAACAACTTTTTGGGCTTCCATCGGCATTGTGGCTTCTGCCGTCGGTGGCCTTTTTACTATGCAGCTATCTCACACCTCTGCTAATGGACATAGTTCTCTTGCTGAGCAGTCTGAAGTTTCTGATGTAAAGATAAAAATAGAAAGGATAGAAACTGAAGTAAGGCACAATAAAGAGATACTGAATGACCTCAAGACTGACATAAGGCATATCAAAAAAGAGCAGGACGACTTTAACAAGGAAGTTTTGGAGGTTATCCGTGGCAACTAGCGGCAGCGTTTCATTTCTCCCTGACGTTGGAGAAATTGCAGAAGAAGCATTCGAGAGGGCGGGGTTGATAATTACTTCTGGCTATGATCTTCGGACAGCTAGAAGGAGCTTAGATCTTTTACTCATGGAGTGGGCTAACCGAGGTATCAACCTGTGGTGCGTTAGCGAATACACTCAAGATCTGGTCGCTGGTCAGGGGCAGTACACCGCAGTTAACTCTTCTCCGAATGTTGCTGTTTCGATACTCGAAGCAGTCCTCAGATCCGATGCTGGAAATGCTGACAAGCAAGTTGACTACGATCTGAGCAGAATATCGAGAAGCACCTTTCAAAGCGTTCCGTCTAAGCTCGCCCAAGGAAGACCAACTCAGATTTACGTTGACAGGCAGAGAGGCCAAATCAATCTGAACCTTTGGCCTGTTCCCAACGATTCAACCCAGAAACTCGTCTATACATATATTAGAAGGATGGAAGACACTGGACCCGGAGGCGCTTATGAAGCGGATGTTCCCGCAAGATTCTGGCCTGCTCTCGTGTCCGGTCTGGCTTACAACATCGCGTTAAAAAAGCCTCAGGTTGCAGACAGAATTCAAATGCTGAAACAAATCTACGATGAGCAGTTCCAGTATGCAGTTGAAGAGGACCGGGAGAAGTCGCCGCTAAGGTTGTTCCCCGGAGGGTACGACTGAGTGGCATCCTACGCTAAGGGCAAGAAGGCTTTTGGTTTCTGCGACAGATGCGGTTTTAGATACGATCTAAAGGATCTCAAGCCTGAAACCGTCAATCTTGTCAGCACTAATCTTTTAGTTTGTGAAGAGTGTTGGGATTCAGATCATCCCCAGAATATGCTTGGAAGAATCAAATACGACGATCCCCAAGCCCTCCGCAATCCCAGACCTCTCGGCGGTATTAGCGGGAGAGATCTTCCGGCTGCTTATAGATCCACTTTTGAATCTGCCGTTATCGACACTACCCCATACGACAGAGTTAATGGGTGGTCCGCTAGCAACGGCATCTTGACTTGGAATGAATCTAATTCATCTATGAATCTTGTTTCAAATCCAGACTCTGGAAGTCCGGGCGATCCGTACATATGGCAAGGGCTAGGTCTTCATTTAGGATTCCCTGAGGATTACGTTAATATAGACAGCTCTGTGTACAAGTATGTTGTAACTGAGTTTACAGTTAACAGATTCCCGTTGTTCGAGCAGGACGATAGGTATTTTCAAGACTTTCAAGGTGAGTTGTTTTGGTATCCGGCTCCGTTCTCCAATCCACCCTTAGGGCAGCAAAAGGCTTCCTTCCGTCCAGTGTTCACTAATGTTCAGGTTTCGGATGGATTTGAGCAGGCCAACAAAAGTATGGCAAGCAGATTCAAGATTGTCTTCGATATGAGTAGCAATCCAGATTGGACCGGCACAATACCTATCATAAGGCTTGATTACTTTGATCCTAGAAATGAAGCAGGATTAAGCCCGGACTTTGACGCTGGGGATATCGACATCCACTACATAGAGGTTGTGGCTTTTCACAACATAGATTTATAGGAGTTTAGAATGCCTAAAGTTGGAATGAAGAATTTTTCGTATGACGAGACTGGATATCAGAAGGCTATGCAGGAAGCGCAGCGTACCGGATTACCTGTCGAGTTCGAGGATAAGAACTACGCACAGTATTCGTGCGGCGGATCTGTCCACGGCAAAGGCTACAGAAAAGCTAGGATGCCCAAGAAGGGGAAGTAAAAATTGATTGCCTACACATTAGATAGTCTTCGCGCTGCAATAGACGAGTGGTTAGAAAACGACTTCTGGGGAGATACCGACCAGAAGGACAACATCATCTCTATGTCCGAGGAGAAGATTTATAAGACTGTAGGCATTGCTGGATTCAATACAACGAGTAAAGGATTGACATTTAATGCTGGAGTTGGGATTCCCTCAATCCCGCTCCCCAGCAGGCTTACCGCAGAGTCACCAGTAACTCCGATATCAATGAGATTACCGGCTGATGAAAACGGGTATTATTCGTATCTGCTTCTTAAGGACTTGAATTTTTGTAATGAATATTACGGCAATTCAACTGGAACTCCAAAAGCGTACGCTTTTTACAATAGTGAAGCCGATGGTTACAACCCGTATGTAACAATTTTTCCTCGACCAGACACGAACTACACAGTACTTGAGCCTATAGTATTTCAATATTTTTATAAACCAGAGTCTATAACTGAAGTAGCCGGGACTTCCTCCACTTGGCTCAGCACATACGGACAAGAAGCATTGCTCTATGCGTGTATTACAAATGCTTACACATTTATGAAGGGTGATGCTGACTTGATTAATTTATATGACACTAAGTTCAAAGAGGCTTTGCAAGCCTTGGTGTTTGAGCAAGGTGGTAGCTTTAGAAACCCGGCATACAACGCAATGGATGTGCCGAATAGAAGCATGGTGAATCAATAATGGCGTCTACTTATACAGATGGACTCGGCATCGAACTCATCGGTACTGGCGATAGGGCTGGCTCTTGGGGAGATGTAACCAATAACAATCTCCAATCTCTTGAACAGAGCATTAGAGGTGTTTCAACGGTAGCCCTTACCGGGACAACCAGCACTCTAAACATTGGAGATGGCTCCACTGCTTCTGAGACTGCGACGGACGCAGCAGGAAGATCATCTGTAATTATATTCACTGGGACTTTAGGCGCGACCCATACAGTGACCTTACAGGTCGGCGGTACGAATGCGGACAGAGCATCTTTTGTTGCCATGAATGAAACGACGCAAGATGTCGCTTTATCGAGAGGTAGTGGCAACGCTGTAACCATTCCGAGTGGCTACACAGCGAGAATATTCCTAGATGGAACAGATGCCAGAAACGCTTTATCCAATCTCAAGCTAGATAAAATCAGATTTAAAAATGATGAGATAACAAACGCAACGGCAGGAACATTCAGAATCACTGGAGATATTGCCAACCTTGGAGAGTCTTCTGGAACTGATGATGTATACCTGACTACACCATCTTCAACTAAAGATCTAATTCTACAGACAAATGGAACAACTTCCGGTAGAAGCAAAATAGTAATTGATAGTGCAGACAATGGAAATATCGACGTAACCCCACACGGCACAGGCTCAGTCGTTATAAGCAAGGCAGACATAAACAGTGGCACTATAGATGGAACCACTATAAATGCTACGTCTGTAACGACATCTTCAGCAACAATAACCGGCGGGACCATAAATAATACCATTATAGGCGGAGCGACTCCAGCCGCAGGCAACTTCTCAACCGTAGACATAAATGGTGGAACTATAGATGGCACCATTGTAGGGGGAACGACCCCGGCAGCAGGAAACTTCTCTACTGTAGATATAGATGGTGGAACCATAGATGGAGCAACTTTAAATGCGTCCACGATCACGAACTCTCCTATCTCTGGAGGATCAGGCTCCTTTACAACTCTTAGCGCAACTGGAACCACTACTACAGCAGCAATAAACGCATCAGGGAATATTGACTCTGGCGGGAATGTAACTGCTAGCAACTTCACAGCAGATGCTAACGGAAATATTTCTACATCGGGAACCGGAGCAATCTCAACCGTCAACGGAGATATCTCCACATCGGGAACTGGTTCCATTTCGTCCAATCGTACAATCACTGCTGCAACTGGTATCACAGCAACCACTGGTGGCTTGACGGCAACTGCTGGAGGATTGACCGTCACAGCAGGCGGAGCGGATATTTCTGGCGGAATAGATAACAATAGTGGTGGTATAACGAATACGGGAAATATATCCGGCGCTGGCACCATAGGCTCTGGAGCAATTACAAGCTCGGGAGCAATCACAGGAACGTCGCTAACCGCTAGCAGCTCTGGAGCGATTGCAGGCGGAGCGATTACAGGGACTAGCCTCTCGGTTGGAACTGGTGCATCTAACACTGTCACGGCCGGTAAGGTTACAACTGGAGAGATAAATCACGCAACTTCAATTACTTCAAAGATTGGTGCCGGAGACAAGTTCAAGGTAGACACTAATGGCGCTCAGGTTGTAGCTACAAACGGATATTTAAATATGTCCTCTACGTCTGGCGCAACCGGGTTTGGGCTTAGAAATAACAGCGGCACGTTAGAAATAAAAAATAGCTCGCTCGGAAGCTGGGGATCTATCGCGATCCTCTCGGGTTCAGACTTGTCCGTTAGCGGATCTGTGACCGCCGGAACCACCGTAACAGCAGGAACAGGATTAACTGTTACCAGCGGAGGAGCGTCCATATCTGGTAATAGCACAGTAACTGGAACGCTCAGTGGTTTAACTGGTCTAACTGTTGCTAGCGGAGGAGCTTCTATAACCGGGAATAGTACTATAAATGGAACACTTGGCGGGCTGACAGGATTAACCGTAAGCAGCGGCGGAGCGACAGTCACTACTGGCGGATTGACCGTTTCTGCTGGTGGAGCAAACATAACCGGCAATAGCACACTGGCAGGAACCCTCGGAGGACTAACTGGTCTAACTGTTGCTAGCGGCGGAGCAAACATAACTGGAAACAGCCTAGTAACAGGAACGCTTAGATCTACGTCAACTCTAACTGCAAGCGCAGGTCTTAATGTAACCACCGGCGGAATTACTGTTTCATTAGGAGGAATCAATAATTCTAACGGCGGTATTTCAAATGCTGGTGCAGTCGCTGGAGTTACTACACTTGCAGCAAGCGGAGTAGCCACATTTTCTGGAACAAGAGTTGATATAAAAGATTCACTCACTTTTGGTCCGTCAGCTACGCAGGCATCAATATATACAAACTCATCAGCATCAGCCGGATTAGGTACTGAGCAACTTCGTTTCTACAACACGTCTGGAGTTGCATTACCCGGTACTTCAGGAAAATACTTTAATATAACACAACAGGGAGGGTCTACTGGAGTCGGGTTTAGATCAAGCAGCTCTACAGTAGAAGTAAGATCTAAAGATACGGCAACAGCAGACACTTGGGGTCGAATCTACCACTCTGGCATGGCTAGTGGAGATGGTGCTTTCTATGAGAGTGCCGCGAATCTAGGTGGAGCTGCTTCGGGCGGTCTAACCGACAGCTTCGCAGCTAATGTAGCACATGGCCTTGGCCGTGTACCTAGAATAATTAGGTGTGTAATAAGATGTATAGCTACCGATAATGGCTGGGCAATCGGCGATGAAGTAGACGTTACATCATTATCTAACCGAGATGAGGGCTCAGGCCCTTCGCAAGATTTAATCTCTTTCGGTGCGGATTCAACAAATATTTACGTTGCCTGCAATGTTCTCTCTGAGGTGACTATTGCAAATAGGTCTGGCGGCTCTGCTGGACAGTTAACATTGGCGAGTTGGGACATTTACGTTTACGCTTGGAAGTAATAAATGCCGTATAGAAAAGTCACATTTCCTCCCGGTATAAATAGAGAAGGAACTCAGTATTCCGCTGAAGGAAACTGGTATGACTGTGACTTGATTAGGTTCAGGCAGGGCAGACCTGAAAAAATTGGTGGCTGGACTAAGTATTCTCAAAATGAATTTCTTGGAATATCTAGGAGCTTATTGAATTGGTCATCTATTTTGGGTGCCAACTTGATGGCCGTAGGGACGGATAAGAAGTTATACGTTGATCTTGGTGGCATCTATCACGATATCACGCCGATGGAGTACAAGTCTCAGGGAACGCTAGACCTTGACATGGCGAATACATCCACAAACACGAACGCGGAGCTTAGCTTTGACGTTCTTGCCGGTGATGTAGTCAGGATGAGCAGTGATGCAAATTCTGTAGGCGATGAGCTTATGATAGTTGATACCGGCGGGCTTGCCGGTACAACCGTCGTGTTAGAACGTGGCAGCTTCTCTACGATCACATCAGCGCACACGTCCGGGGATGCTGCGTTTCTTTTAGAAAAACTTTCAAACCCGGTATATCCAATCGCAGGGTCAAGTACCGTACTTATAAAATTTGTAGATCATGGGCTGACTACCGGGGACTTCATAAATTTTCTCAGCATGTCATCTGCCCCTACGGGTCTGGATAGAAGATCTTTATTTTATCCGCTGTTCGACGGATCTACTGACCCCGCGTCTGGGTACGATGCGGCGAGGTCAACTCAAAGCTGGTGCGTAACCAGAGTTCTGGACGGTGACTACTTCGAGATAGCTTTAGAGAATTCAGTTACAGGAACTCCAGCAGAACTCTCAACAAGCATATTAAGCTCAGGCACAACAATACAGCTAAGTGTAAATACTTTTGTAAATAATGACTACATCAAGATTGAAGATGAGTATATACAAATAACTAGCGGTCCCTCTGGTGCTGGACCATATACATATAACTGCAATAAAGGCCAACTCGGTTCAAGATCGAAAGATCACTCATCGGGTTTGCCAGTCTATCTAGTCGGCGCTTCGGGCGGTCTAGGTTCTGGTGGTGACACCATCATAATGAGGGACATTCAAGCATCAGAGTCCACGTTCATTGAGTTCAGTGGGTGGAGTGCTGGTTCTTGGGGAGGGGTTCCATCAGCAACAACTTCAACAACGCTAGGTGCAAACCTAGCCGCTGGAGCGACTGGATCAGCGACCGTCGCAAGCACAGCCAGCTTTCCCTCTTCTGGAAGCATTATTATAGATTCAGAGGTAATAAGTTACGCTTCAACTACGGGGACTACATTCAACACCCTCACCAGAGGGGATTACTCGACAGTCGATAGTTTTCACGCCTCTGGATCTTCCGTATTCCTTTTAGATCAATACTGGACAGCTTGGGGAGATCCAACAGTTCCTATAACGAACGACAACTCCAATCTAAATATTTGGTCGCTCGACACATTCGGAGAAGATTTAGTCGGGTGCAAAACAAGGACGAAGCCATTCTACTGGAACACGTCTTTGAAGATGAGTAATGGATACCCTTATAACACTAGGTATTCAACTTCTTCTCATAGCGCATCACCTAACGGATACGCATCTGGAATCATGCTGTCAGATGCAGTTCCAATGTCGTCATTGGGATTATCGACAGATGATGGTCATGGATCTGTTCCCGATCAAGTTGGATTCTTGATGACAAATCCAGCCTCTAGGCAAATTATTGCTTTTGGAGCAACTGATACATTCGGCAATTACGACCCGATGCTTATAAGATGGTGCGATAACGATAGACCCGGATCTTGGGAAGCGACAAGCTCTAACGCTGCTGGCGGCACGCCACTACAGAAAGGCTCTAGAATTATCTCAGCCGCTCGCTCAGACAAGCAGATAATCGTCTGGACAGATTCGTCTATGTACTCTTTGAGTTGGGTTGGCGGGAATGCCGTATTCGCACTTCAAGAAATTGCTGACGGCGTTTCTTTAGCTTCTATAAATGCACACAAGGCCGCCAGAGGAATTGTGTACTGGATGGGAGATAACAACTTTTTCCAAACTGACGGAACCACTGTTCAAAAAATAGATTGCTCTGTGCTTTCAAAGGTATTTGAAGAGTTAAATTACTTCAAGAGAGAAGTTATATTTACTGCCTCGAATTTGTTGTTTAATGAAGTAATATGGTTTTATCCATCCAGAACGTCAGATGAACCTGACAAGTATGTTTTGTACAATTATGTAGATGGTACATGGGCGTATGGATCTATGCCTAGAACTGCTTGGTCAGATTCTGGCTTGAGAGAAAAACCAAACTCCGCTTACAACAGAGGTCAGTATTCTTCTGGTGCATATCAAGGGATCGAAAGATCTATAATTTATAACCAAGAAGATGGATATAAAGACGACCAGTCAAAAATGGATTCTTACATAGAAAGCGGATACTTCGATCTTGATGATGGAGACGAATCTATTTTTGTAGATAGATTCATTCCAGACATAAGAGGTTTATATACGACCGTGCCTGAGATCGCTGTAGATCTTGTCGCGAAAGATTATCCAGCGTCAACAAGAACGACCACCAGATCCTTAACTCTCGACCAGTCTATCGAATATGTAAACACAAGAATCCGTGGAAGAACTATGTCGGTCAAATTCTACGACAATGACAGCACTCAGATAGAGTCTGGCTGGGAGCTTGGCGACTCAAGGATGCGAGTCAAGCCGGATGGAAGAAGATAGTGGCTGAAAATAAAGATAACTTAAATAGAGAAATTTTCGTCAACCTTCCTGCTGGAAAGAAAGAAAACTATACAGAGGAAGATAGGCGATCAAATAATAAAATTATAAAATTGACTATGGCGTTTCCGCCTATAGGCATAGTTACTTATGGCTGATGGATTCAAGATACTTGCTCAGGCGGTACTTCTATCTTCTGACCCTGCGACAGTACCCCTCGCGGACTCCGCTGGTTGCTTGATCTATCAAGTACCGGCTGCTTCTGCCGATAGGTTTAACTCAAGGGATTATTCACAAGCAGTTATATCTTCAATAGTTGTTTGCCATGTAGATTCATCAGCCGCTACCCATCCGTATACAATAAGAGTAGTCAAAAGTGGTTCTGGGTTTGATGATAAACAATATGTAGTTTATAACAAAGATTTAGCGGCAAGCGATACTGACGTTCTTTCATTAGGAATAGGGTTGGTTTCCGGCGATGCAATATATGCTCAGTCTTATAAGAACGCGAGTGCAACCTCTGATTTATCTATAAGTATTTTTGGAACAGAAGTAGTCTAGGCAATATTATGATGAGTAAAACTTTCGGTCAGTTTGAACCTATCTCCGATTCGGAATCAACGCAGGCGAACAAGCCTGTTGGGTTGCCGCCCATAGCAGGGACTCCCATGCCGAATGCTGGCATGAGAAACAAGACTATGGGTAGTGTTTTCCCCTCCAAGGACGACCCTTCTCCGAAGCAGTTCCAGAACCGAAAAGATGCGGCGAAGAGAATGAGCCAGATGCCAAAGCAATCCCCGCTTGGTCCGGTAACTGGGATGCCTAGACCCCAGCAACCAGCGACGGCCAGTCAGCCCCAGCAGCAAGGCTCTCCCAATATGGATACTGGGACTGGCGATAGATGGATGGGCGAGCTGTGGCAGGGGTTAACCATGGACAATCAGCCGCAAGGCGGGTTTGCGATGGGCGGTCAGGTTGGATCGTCCAACCCTGCAATGGATCTGTACAACCAAGTCACTATGGAGCTTGAGTCCGGCGGAGTAAATAGCTACGCGCAGGGAGGCATGGTTGATAAGTCCAGAGAGATAGCTTCGATGGGTCGGAATGGCGACACCATGTTGATGCACATAAATCCTCAGGAGCTTGGAGGACTTCAATCTCTCCTCGGCCCGATAACAGTGAATCCAGATACGGGAAATCCAGAGGCTTTTGCTTGGTTCGCTGCCCTCCCGCTTGTAGCCCAACTCGGAGTGGGCGCATTAGCTGGCGCGGGTGCAGGAGCTGGGATAGGTGCTGCGGCAGGAGGTAAGGATGGAGCCCTTAAAGGTCTAGCTATAGGTGGTATGCTTGGGACTCTCGGAGCTGGAGGACTAGGCGCAGCGGGAGCTGGCGCGGGAGCTGCTGCTGGTGGAGGAGGTGGTGTGCCTCTCTTATCTGCGGCAGGAGCAACGCCAGCGGTTCAGGCTGCTCAGACCACAGCTTCTTTGATGGGTGGATCTTCTGCACTAGCTCCGGGTGCCGGTGTACTAGCTCCGGGCTTCGGTGGCGGAGTAACTGCCGCAGAAGCCGCTGCTATGGGTGCTGCCCCTACCGTCGCAGGTACTGAACTCGCTGGTATGTCTGGTGCTGGGCTGGAGGCAGCTAGCGGACTATCGAAAGCTGGGCTTGCGAGAGCTGGTGCATCTGGCTTGTCCTCTTTGATGTCTCAATCCGAAGATCAACAGAGAAGCACTCCCCGTATGCCAACTCCGGCTTCACCCAAAGGGATGCCGATAAGAAATTCAGATCCCGTTAGTCCTTATGGGATTATGAAAAGAAGAATGCAGGGCGGGGTTAGCTCCCTCCCCGGCTCTGGAAGAATTGCTTAGCAGGAGCATTTGATGGCTATTGAAGATCCTAATCAGACCGGAATACAGACGATCAACCCGGACAGCCTAGATACTGGAGCTGCGCTTGGTCAAGCAAATGCTCAAAGCATGTTTGAAACCCCGTTAAACACGGACAGTTTAGATACTGGCGCTGCTCTAGGACAAGCGAATGCCTCAGAGATGGTGTCTAATTTTCAGTCTTTTGATCCTAGTCGGGCTTTTGGGTACTTATCGGACGCTTATAGCTACGCTGCGCCAACTGCACCTCAAGAACCTCAAGCATATCAAGGCCCTATTGAGTATCAAAGACCAGAGGGTTCTCAATTCTACAGTTATGATGGAAGGGTTCTTCCTGTACCTGTAGAGCTTTCTTCTGATTTTGACCCCTATAGCTTTGACTACTTAGGTGAGACAGATCTTTCTTATAGATTTATGCAGCCAGAGGTTCCATCCGGGATAGAAGCCATATACGCACCGACCGAAAGGGATCCGTTCAGAGCAGACTGGATGGACGCTGAGTTTAGGGACATTATTGGGTATGAAGGAGAATTGCTTGAGCCTGAGTTGATGAATGTGATTCAGGATGCAGAGCTATTCTTAATATCTTTAAATCAAGAGGCTGCGAGTCAGGGTTTTTCATCCACTGAAGATTTCCTAAGATCGCTGGAAATAAACGATCCTAACTATTTTGCTGCGCTTAGTAATAAAGTGAATGAAAGCGCATCTCTCATGGGTGAGTTTGGAGACAGGTATAGATTTCAAACCTCACTCTATCAAGCCCAGCAGATCCCGACAGAGTTTAGATCTGAATCTGAAAGAATACAAATGGGTATGGATACATTGAGAGATCTAGTCTCTCTCGGTGTCTACACCCCTGAAGAAGCTGCTTTCCTTGCATCCAACCCTGCTGGACTCCTCAGCCTTTTGAACCAACAGGAGGCTGTAGATAACCAAGAGATTGTAGATAATCAAGAGGTTGTAGACAATCAAGAGGATGTAGACAATCAAGAGGATGTAGGCTCTGGAAACGATCAGGGTATATCTAATGTCGGAGAAGTAGATTCTCAAGGAAGGCAGATACAGTACGCTTCGTGGGACGAAAATAAAGAATATCCCTTTGTATTCGACGAATCAATCAATCAATTTGCTCCTGCCTTGAATGAAAATCAAATAATTACTTTAGACAACAATGGCATGGATGTAATTGTCACCACCGATCCGAATACTCAAAGAGTTTCTGAAATTAAACCGCTAAATGAATATCCTGATTTTTTCTCAGGAGATATGTCTGGCGTTAATTTGGGAGCGCAACAAGGTGCTGAGTTCGGAAGGACTATTGATGAATCTCTTATCCCTCCGGTAAACAGTCAAGGGGTTTACGATCTTGGGGAAGATTACAGTAGAAGTCCAGAGAATGTACTTAGTATGTATTTCTCGGATGGCGACTACGGATTATCCACAAGTGATTTAATGGATGAACTTACGACTGGATTTTCCAGAACGCCTGTTTTTGATATGAACAAATTTAAGCCTGTATCTGAGTCGGAGTTTAATTTGGCACCGGCAGATGAGAGGGTTGCCGTGACAAGGAGAGGCGAGCCTAGAACAGTAAGAGGTGCCACAGGATATAGGACCGTGTACGACCAAATTACTGATTACTATGTCTCGGTTGTTCCTAAGTCTGATTTGGAATATGAAAGTGCAGGATTGTTTGACGCATCTGGAGAAAACTTCTTAAATGAACATGTCAATAATATATTCTTTGACTTGACTGGATACGAAGAAAATAACAATCAGCAAAGCGAAAGAGTTTTTACTAGAGCCCCCGGATTCAGGCAGTTTTACGATGACGTAGATGTTCAGTCTTTCATGCTTCAAGAAATAAATGATTATCTTTCACAGACTGGAAAAAGTCTTAGATCTGTCGCATTCCAAGAGAAAGAAGATATTGGATCTGGAAGTGATTCACCCGACATATTCGATGTCCAGAGTTTCGTATTCGGAAACGAAGACGAGGGTTGGGATGGAATATTTGAGAAGATGAAGACTGAGTTCGATACAGAACTTAGCAATTACACATCGGAAGAGTTTGACACAATGTATAACCTTTCGAGGTTTGCATTAATGACTGCCGGATTAGCTCATCCGATATTCTCAAGAATCGACGATGAGTACAATTCAAGGCTTGAAGGTAATGACTTTGGCGGATTGTCGATAGCCAGTTCTTACATTGATGAATTTGGTAATCCGCCGCTACCCGACTACTTAGACACTGCCCTGAACCTTGCCCAAGGCGGGTACATTGGTGGTATTGCTGGTGGTATGGACGACACTATTCCCGCCACCGTGGACGGATCAAATCCGGCGGCGCTTTCCAGCGGCGAGTTTGTCATACCCGCAGATGTTGTATCTCATCTGGGAGATGGAAACAATCAGAATGGAGCGCAAAAGCTGTACGGATTTTTAGATGAGGTAAGAATGTCGAAGACTGGTTCTACTGAGCAGCCCGCGCCGATAAACGACGGAATCTTTGCGAGCGCGATGGGAGAAGATTATGGGTTCTAGCGGAGGCGGAAGCTCCACTCAAAGAGTTATTCAAGATCTACCCGATTGGTCTAAGCCTTATTGGGAAGGAATTGCAAGGTCTGGAAAGGCTTTAGCCAGAGAACCCTATAAGGAGTTCCCCGGAAGGCGGATCGCTCTATTTAACCCGATGGAGCGAGAGGCTTTTAGTGGTGTTCAGTCTATTTACGATCAGGGCGCTAGGCCGGAACTTGCCCAAGCGAGAGGCATAGCCACTCAAGCATCCAATATAGGTTTTAACACACCCACATTTCCGGGCATGGCAGATCAGTACATGAACCCGTATCTGGAGAATGTATTAGATCTCGGAAGAAGTCGCATGATGAGGGACTACCAGCAGGCCCTCGGGGATGGGAGAAGAAGAACGTCGGACGCCGCCATCAAGTCTGGAGTGGTAGGTGGAAGGGGTTCCCTAGCTGGAGCAAGAGAATCCGCCGCAATCTCGGATGAAGCCTTCAGAGCTATGAGAGAGTTTGAAGCTGATACAAGATTCAAGGCTTTCGACCAAGCGCAACAAGCCTTTCAGTCCGACGTTGCTGCGAGGCAGGCTGGCGCAAGGCTCGGGCTAGATGCTGGAACTCAGCTTGAAAACCTAGCCAGAACTCAGCAAACCCAAGCGTTTGAAAGAATCAACGCATTACAACAGGCTGGGGTCAGAGGGCGAGAGATGGAGCAAGCTATTAGGGATCAAGCGTATCAGGATTTTCTTGATCGAAGAGACTATAAAAGAAATCAGCTAAATTACTTTGCTGCCTTATTGGCTGGCACTCCCTACGCAAGCGCAATGAATCAGACTACAAAGTCTGGTGGTGGCGGACCCGGCCTCGGCCAGACTGTCGCCGGGCTTGGGATAGCCGGTTTAGGCGCAGCAGGTTCTTATTTCGGATCGAAAGAAGGTTAAAAAATGGCACTCCCCAAGCAAACGAAGTCAAGCACAATAGATTACCTGAAGCTTCAGGACATGCTTAAAAATATGTCTATGGATGAAGTTTCTCAGGTGGCACAGGGAGCTTCTGGCCCTGTTGCTCAGGTATTTGCTATGGATGAAATCGGCAGAAGGAATCAGCAGCTTGCTGAATTTGCTGGCGAGAAAGCCGAGGGGGAGTCAGGCCAGCCTCCGATGATAGATCAGTATCTTGCTATGGCTCAACAGATGATGCCACAGCAACAGGCGATGCCGCAGCAAGGGATGATGCCAACCGCTGGACAGGGTGTTCCTTACCCTCAGGGTGGAATTGCCTCGATGGCTCCAGATATGCAGCAAGATCCTATGCAATATCCGATGTTTGCATCGGGGGGTTCCGTTCGCGGATTCGCCCCCGGCGGATCGACCAATGAAGATATATCAGAAGAAGACTTAGGTATACTAGAGACTGCTGCAAACTGGGTCAAGGAGAACCCCGGAGAAGCTGCATTATTGGGCCTTGAGGGGTTGGCGCTCGTTGCAACGGGAGGCTTAGCGGCTGGACCCTTAGTAGCAAGGCGTGGCCTTATTGCCGCAGCTAAGAGGCTTGGGTCAAGAGGGATGAGCAAAATCAGATCTATGTTCCCAACGAGCAGGGCAACTAGGAATATTGATAAAGCAATCGACCTGCCGGATACCTATTTTCCTCCGAGATGGCAGGCAGAGAGGGCTGGTCTGATTGGGAGAGAAGCAAACCGTATCAGGGGGATATATGGGGCTACTGCACTAGGCGGCGGAATTCAGGCGTTAAGAAGTTCTATCTATGGAGATAATGAACCGATTAAACCGCGTGAATATTTCGCCCTGACCGACAGTGAAATGGGATACGTCCCTGAAGAAGAGACAGCAATAAGCACAGACGAGACGTTCAGTGGCGAGGCTACGGACAAGGCTGACCCGACGATCGCAGATAGGTTTAAGTCGGGCGAGTTCAATCCCCTGTTTCAGTTCATGACTAGGGCTGGACTTGAGCTTGCTGCCGGGAAGGGGAATCTCGGTCAAGACTTAGGAAAAGCTGGAATTGCTGGTATGGATTATGTCACAGCAATGCAGGACCGCGATAGAGAAATAGCGAGACAGAGGCAGAGTGATGCGTTGGAGCTTGAAGGAATGGACATAAGGCAAGCCCAACTGGCTATGCAGCAAGAGAGACAGCCTTATGCAATAGATTTGCTTAAGGCTCAGGCAGATTACCAAAAATCTCGTGGCTACAACAGGGCAAATGCCCAGATTATTAAACTGATAGACGACTATCTTTTTAATTCAGGAATAGGCTTAGACCTTCAAGTTCAAGAAAGACTCAGGCTTATGTCTGTGTACGAAAAGTATGGACTAGAAGGTTTAATGGCAGAGATTGGCGCGAGTTCGGATAGTCTTAACGATTTGCTAGAGGCGATCAGATAGAATGGCTAAAGAAGGTTTTCTCGACAGAGATTTTAAAGTCCCCATCAACGGTGAGATCGTTGAATTTAAAAAGGGTACTTCCTTTTATGATGTAGAGAAAGAACTTAGAAGGCGAAGCACCGGGCTGACTGGCGGGCTGGATAATGCCTTCCTTTCTGGCGTTGAATCCCTGAAGGGATCTATATCTGCTCTTCCGAGTATGATCTTCGGGGACGTGTTCGGATCTCAAGAAAGTCTAGATGAAGCCGGGGAAATATATAGAGCCACTCAGGAAGAGCAGAGAAAGCTTCAGCCGTTACCGACAACCAGAGAAGATGTTGTAGAAGCCTATGAGAAAGAAGGGATATCTGGAGCGTTACCAGAGGCTTATAGGTTTGGCGCTCAGGCCATAGGCCAGACAATACCGTACACGCTTCCCTCATTAGCTGCTTCATCTGCGGCACAAACTTCACTCGGCGTAAGAGCAGCATCTATGATTGGCAGGGCTGTTCCCATGCTCGCTAGGGCTGGTGCAGCAATACCCAACCCATATGCGAAGGTTGCTTTAGGAACCTTGGCGGGTGTTGGCACGCTCGCCCTACAGTTCCTTGGCGACAATTTGCAAAGACAATATGAGGTTGCCGAGAGCAAGGACCCTGAAGGCAGGGTAACGCCTGATGACATAACCCTATACTCTGCCGCTTTGGCTGCTGGACCGCAAGCAGCAATGGACTTCATAACGATAGCCTTAACTTCAGGACTTGGCAGGGGAGTTCAGATCGCCGCCGCCAAGTCTGTGAAAGATTCCCTCAGGTTAGCCGGTGGGACAGCCAGAGCAGCCACGTTCCCTAGCTTGAAGGAATCTGCAAAAGAAGCTTTCACAGAGTCTCTGCTTGAGTTTCCGACAGAGCTTGCACAGACCGTGCTTGAAAGGGCTCAAGCTGGAGAGTCCATTTCGTTCGAGGACGCAAATTTCGTCAGCGAGATGATGGATGTTGTAGCTGGAACCGCTCCTGTTGTCGGCGCGTTTGGATCATTCGGAACTGCTAGAGCGTACAGATCCAACAAAAAGGCATTTGATAATTGGGAAAAGCTATCCGAAAAAGAAAAGGAAATAAGAAATGGATACGAAAAAAGAAGAGAAGATACTCTACAGAGAAGATACGAAGAATCTGTAGCGAGATACAAAGATAATCTCAACCAGTACGAAAGCAGAGTAGCGGCAGAAGAAGCAGCTCTATCTGGACAGAGAGAGAATATCGAAAGGGAAGCACAGAGAGCCAAAGACGAGTTCCCTGTGGATGCTTCTCATGTCATAGACGCTGCCAGATCTAGAAATATAAAGACAAACGATAATGCTTTCAAATCCTTTGTGTACCGAAGTACCGGAGGAAGAACTTCAAACTTAAATGAGACTACGCAAGATGAGCGTAGTGCAATGCGTACAATTCTTTCTGGACTGACAGTTCAATCATACTTCGATGAAGAGGGGGATGGCGTAAGCCTTCCCTCGTTTACTTCAGAGGAGTTTGATTCTGCGGTAAAGGGTTTCAAGAGTGGGCAGAAGATTACTTCAGATGCAGTAAGAAAGAGATTGAACGATAGGTTCTTCAAGAAGAATCAAGAATCTCCTGTTCAGTTCGCAGACTCCGAAGGCTCTAGGATTATAGCCAACTCCATCATCGAAGAGATGAAGAGGAAGGGATATGCGGTAGAAGAAAAGGGGTCATTGAAAGCGCGAAAGCCTAAGTATACAGAAGCTCAGTACGAAGCTTTAATCGAAGAAGCTCAGGATTCTGGTTCTATAAATCGTGGTGATTACGAAAGAGTAACCGGAAGATTCAACGAAGAGGATTTCAATTCTTTTGTTTCAGATGCGACTGTCAGAGGTGATCTATCCAAGACAAGAACTGAAGAAATGAAATCCGCAGGCGAATACGCGCCCGTATCGTTTAGATCTAAAATGGATGAATCTTCTGAAGACGCGGATATAAGACCTTTACTCAATAAGAACGGCTCTCCGGTAATCAAAGCCGGTGCTGTGGATAAGAAAAGAATACTCAGCAGATCAACCGCTGGCAATGTTGTGACTGAAGTTATGGATTCTCAGAATGGTTTCTTCGTTGTGGACGAAGATGGAACCGTTGTGGGTGGATCTGTAAACAAAAAGGATGCAGAGAAAGAAGCAAAGTTCCTAAACCAGAACAGGGCTTTGTATAGAGTTTTCGATAAGACAACTGGTAACCCGCTGGTCGGCAAGTATTCAGACGTAAAGGCCGCAGTCGAACGATCCAAGACTGGATCTGCCGGACTCCCCGGATACATGAGAGGTACGGCCAGACTCGCGGACTATCGCGGTCAGAAGATAGAGCCTTACAAGGGTAAGTTCTCTGTCATAGACGGCGAAGGGTTCGCAGTTCGACAGTTTGTTTCACCCTATGATTATTTCAAGAACAGAGCTACGGGCGAAGTATCTAGATCTGAGAATCCGTCCAGTAACAAGAGGGTGAATGTTACCGAGATAACCTTCGCTCCGACTAGAGATATTGCTGAAGCATTAAAGGATGAATACTCGAAGTCCTTTGAGCCCGGAGAATCTAACTGGGAAGCCAACAGCGAGCGAGCAAAGGAAAGAAAGAAGCAATCACTTCAAAGAAGATTCTTAAGAGATATTGATTCGGCTGTCTCCACGGCTGTGTTACCGGCAGAACCCGAGAGACTCACTCCCGTATCTAAGAGAGCTAAGGTTCTCAAGAGCATTCCCGAAGGGAGCGTTAAGAAGGGTGAAGAGATTCTATCTATTATAGATAGCAAGCTGAAAGAAGCGAATCTCAGCAAGGAAGTCATTGCATCTGTAAGGGAAAAGATAGGCTCTAGCGGAATCAACGAAGGAGCTTACAGCCCTAATGACGATGGGTTCAGGCGTATAGCTATAAGCTTAGAAGCAGTCAGCAAGGCCAAGACCAACGAAGAGATGCGAGTTCTCATTGCCAGCATCATGGACCATGAGATAGTCCATGCAATGAGAGACTTAGACTTATTTACCATTCAAGAATGGAATGTCTTATCCAATTCAACTTATCGGGTAAGGAACAGAGACGGTCAGACATTCTTCGACTGGGCATCTCAGACCTATCAAGGAATGGGCGACGCTGAATATATACTAGAAGAAGCTGTGGCAGAGATGTACCGGCAGTATTACAGCGTTCCCGAGGTGAGAAGGCAGATCGCTGGTAAGCCCAGAACTCTTATCGAAAGAATAGCGATGTTCTTAGAGAAGATGTTCAACGCTTTAAGCGGAGCTGGATTCGTCAATGCGGCTGATGTTATCAGCGGCATGAAGAAGATACAGGCAAGGGATCGGGGCGAAGTCAGAACGATACAGGGGCAGAGAAATAAACTCATGCCTGCTTTGCCTATAGAGATCCCAGAAGAAGACACGACGCAAGAAGATGTTGACGCAAGATTTTCTGTAGATGTAGATGAAAGACTTGCAAGGTTTATGGGTCGGGTTGATCCGTATGAGTATGAGGTGTCTGACTCAAATCCAAATGAGTTTATTGCAAACTTCGTTTCTGAGTCAGGAAGCAGATTTGAATTCTTTGCGTCCAACGACGGGGGCAGCATACGTTGGACCGCAGAATTTAGGGATCTAGACGATAGAGACAAGAAATCTCTACTTGGCTACGGGGACACTGGAAAGGAAGGCATCGGCGCTCTCAGGGTCTTTAAGACTGTACACAACCTACTCAGGGAATTTGTGGAGTCTAAGAACCCTGAACAGTTAAGCATCTCCGCCAGCAGACTGAACAGGAAAGGGGAGAAATCTACATCCAGAGCGAGTATCTACCGTCGCATGATGAAGGATGTGGGCAAGGACTTCGGGTACGCCGTAGAGGAAACTGTAAGAGATAAGGAATCTTTCTTTTTAGCGAAGAAGGGCGAGTACAGTTACACGGTGCAGGATGAAAGCGGCGTTGGTTCTGGCGAGAGAATGTCCGTCGCTCCGTCGCCATTTTCTGTATCGCCAGATCAAGTCAACCTTTCAGAAGAAGTAGAAATAGATGATATCAGCGATGAAAGATTATCTTCTATTCTAGATAAATCTAAAAGATTTGAATATTCTATAACGGAAAGAGAAATTGGTGGAAAAGACGGAAGCTCGTTAAGAGCAACGATACTTATTCCCGTCGGCGAAAGTTTTGAATATGATGAAGACAAGAATATAAAAAGAAATTCTGTATTAGCAAGAATTAACTATGATGCTTTCGGGTATGACGGAGAATACTATGTAGCGTTTGAGGATGCATTAGCTTCTCCGGGGCTTCAATTTGATAGAACAGGCAAGTTAGGCAGTCGAAAAGCTAGAAGATTATTCGCTACAGTTTTTGATTTAACAGAAGAAGTTATAAAGAATAAAGACTTTAAATCTCTTTACTTCGATGCTGCGTCAGATCTTAGAGAGGAACCAGACGGAACATTCAGGCTGGTAAAGACTAGGCAAAGGCTGTACGGGGCTGGAATAAATAATCTAGCGAAGAAGTATGGATACAGGTTAATTGAAGAAAGGACCGAGGGCGGATCAGAGTTCATATTAGAAAAGACAGAAGACGGCGAGTACGAGTTTATACTAAGGGAAAATGAAGAAGAGTTTGAGGAAAGGTACGCATCGCTTGTCGATCGAGCGGTTCCATATCCTTATGAAATGAGGCCTTCATGGGATGGCGGCCTACTCGCTACGTTCGCCACGGAAAATAATGTCACTATAACTTTAAATGCAAGTACTTACGGTGACAGCGGAGATTACGACGTAGTTTTTAAAGATGATGAAATGGGTTACGGAGTAACTGGCTTACATGGATTAGGGTCTATCAGAATATTCAAAACTATTTTCGATATCATGGAAGAGATTATTCTTTTAAAAAACCCTAGAAGAATTTTCTTCTCCGCTGCTACTACCACACGAGAAGAAAATTCAAAACAAAAAAGATCAAGAATTAAAATATACAGAAGAGGATCTAAGCAGCTTGGTGAGAAGTTTGGATACGAGGTAACGGAAGAGGCAGAGCGGCTTGACTCTCTTTTCACAATGCAGAAAGGTAATTATAAATACACTTTGATTGACAGGTCTATGCCAGAATACACTTTGATTGAAAGGTCTATGCCAGAATACGAAATAAGGCAGTCCGATGACGTAGAAAACAATCGTTCTTCTGGAGACTACTATGTTTGGGAAAGATTTGAGATACCGGGTGAGTTGTCTGTAGAGATAGGGTCTTTAGGTCAGAAGCTAGAAGAGAAAATTGATAAAGTTCTTGAAATGATTGGCTCTGACCTTTCGATACTTCCCTCTTATTTAAAACCTTTCTCTAGATCCTCCTTAGATCTATCAGCGAATAGAAGATATGGAGATTCGTATAGACAGCTTAGGGAAGGAGAAAACGAACTTAGATTTGAAAGGAGACTTGTTGAAGCTAAGACCGGCTTGGCAATGGATAGTGAAGCCTTTGTAACAGCACGGCGAGCGGCTGTAGATATGGGAGCTGATTATCTCAGTCAAGAACAGCAGATGGAATACGTTTTCGATGAGCTTGATGCTCTTAGAGATCGTGCGTTAAATTACAAAATAGCACTCGATAAAGCTGTAGACTATCTGATGGATGCGGATACTGCCACTACTGAAATGTGGGAGAACGAAATAAGGCAGTCAGATGAGTCAGAAAGGTTTTCAGTATCCCCTTACACTCAGCTAAATCAGCCGAGCCCGAATGCACAACGGTCTATCCCTAGAGTAAATGAATATTCTAGGATGGATTTCACAAACAGAGCTGTTAGAGACTTCAATGACGAGCGGCTAGCGAAAGCTTATCACGGGTCTAGTGAAGACTTTGACGAGTTTAGTTTGGATTTCATAGGTACTGGTGAGGGCGCACAAGCCTTTGGGTGGGGACTTTACTTCACTGACTTGTTATCTATTGGGAGATTCTATGCGAATTCTCTAAGTAAAATTACTTACAAGGGAGAAGAGTTTGGGTTTCACCCACTGGACGAGCAATTTACAACATTTAACATAGCTAATAAAGCGGTTGAGATATCGAAAATAAAAATTTATGACAACATAGATTTCACAGATGCCCAGAGAAGCGAAGTAAGAAAAAGTATAGAAAATGAAATTGCAAGAGCATCTTTATCAGACCTTAGAAAACAAGTCAACACAGATCTTAATATTTTAAATACTGATGATTGGTATTCAAATAGATTTTTTGAAATAGCTACATCAATTAGCGACGCAGTATTTAGAGGGATTAAAAATATAGGAATCTTTTATGAATCTGAAAAAGTAAAAGATAATGCTGCTAGGCTTGTTAGCGAAGAGTTTGTTAATGCTATGAATTCTATATCAAAAGATGATTTTAATATAGAATCTCAACTTTACGAAGTTGAAATACCTGAAAAAGAAGACCTATTTGATTACAACGGCTCTATGAGAGACCAGAGCCCGAAGGTTGTGGAAGCTTTCAGGAAGGCTTTTGAATCTGAAAATATGTCCGAGGAGTTTAATGAACTCTACGGAGAGGACGGAGACGCATTAGCCGTTGAATTTTACGACGAGCTTTCATTCCTTGGGCAGAGAGAGCAGTACGCTTCAGAGCTTTTGAATAAGTACGGAATCAAGGGGCATTACTATGATGCCGCCTCACTAACGCCGGGTTACGATCCGAAAGCAAAGAACTACGTCATCTACGAAGACAAAGCCATATCAATAGTTAAGAAACTCTACGCTAAAAAGCGTCCTGCTTTCGAGTCTGACGAAAGACTTAGCATCAGATCTGCGTCGATAGCAGACGGAAATACAAAGCCTGAAAGATTATCTGCTTCAAATAAAAATAGAATCGTCAGGACGGAGCCGAGAGTAGATAGAAGTATTGAACAAATACTCAACACTCTTTACGCAAAGCCGAATGTTCAAGAGTCTTTCTTTGACAAGATAAAGTCCATCATATTTGATGATGAAAAAAGAAAAGAATACATATCTAGATTCAGGTCTGCATTCCTAGATAAATATGATTACATAGCTAAAGTAAATAAGAAAGCATCTTTACGCAAGAAAGATGAGAGAGAGCTACTCGCAAGCACGAATGCTCATTCCCTATGGCTCTTAGCTGACAGATCCAACAGTCTCACTTCAGCAATGATAAACAATGGAGCCGTAGTTTTAAGAGGCGGGATCGCAAGAATAGATCCGACAAAAAAGAGTTTAACGCAGGCTCTTCAGCCACTGTTTGAATCTAATGAATATTTGTATAGAGAGTGGGCGACTTGGATGGTCGCAAACAGATCTACAAATATCATGAGATCAGGAAGGCTTACTCCTCTGTCACAAGAAGAAGTGAACAGAGTTAATGACTATGTAAATAGCAGCGGGAATCTACAGCTCTTCGAGAGCGTGAGAAGAGATTACGAAGAATGGAATGGAAGCCTAGTCGAGTTCTTGAAAGACACAGGCGTAATCAACGAAGAACTCGCGAGAGTATTTGTTAAGTACGCTGACTACATTCCCTTCTACAGAAACTTAGATCTGGATGGTACCGGGGAAGAAGGCGTAAGGCCGGAGATATTCAAGCAGATTCTTCAGGATGAAGGAATTGATCTCACACTGGGAAGAGTGAGAAGGCTAAAGAGTTTATTCCCTAGCCTTATAGACAATAAAGTACCCAGAAGGATGAAGGGTGGAGAGCAGCAGCTAGATGATCCCCTCACGGGCATCATGAAAAACCTAAGCGCATCAATAACTGCTGGCATGAAGAATCTTGCAGCTCAGCAGACCATGAAAGATGCTGTCGATGCAGGGATCGCAACAGAAGTATTTGCGGATGAGAATGGATATGTTGATCCCGCATACTACACAGTGAGGGTCAACGGAGAAGAGAGATACTTTGATGTTACTGATGATAAGTTGGTTGCTGCGATAGAGGGATTTACAAGGCCGAACGTATCCATATCCCCGTTCTTCGCTAAGCCAGCTTCTTGGTTGCGAGAGTCCGTAGCAAGAAGTCCTATGTTTATATTCAGGAACTTGTTCAGGGATTCAGTATCTTCTTATGTTACATCCGGTGTGGAAATGAAACCAGTAATAGACACTATGAATAAATTCATTGGTGATCTATCTGGCGACAGAACACAGACCTACTCAGTACTTGAAAATGCTGGGATCGTAGGCGGGTACGATTATGTGTTCGAGCCTAAGAAGTTTGAAGAAAACTTCAGAAAGAAGATGCGTAAGCAGGGAATGACCATGAAGAAGGGGAGTGTTGATTCTGTCACTCCCATCTTCTCAAGAATATGGGATTCGCTGGGTGAAGCATCTCAAGTTTCCGATGCTGCGACAAGGCAAGTAGTCTATGAGGACACTCTACAGAGACTGCTCAACAAGGGCGTTGGAAGAGCCGAGGCCGAAGCCGAAGCAATATTTCAGGCTATGGAAGTTCTGAACTTCACCAGAAAGGGAAACAATGCTTTCCTAAATACCATACTGCCAACCCTTCCGTTCTTCAACGCGAGAATGCAAGGCTTGGACGTGATATACAGGTCTTTAACTGGAGAGTATTCAGCTAACAGGTTGGGTAAGGAAGAAGCTCAAGCATCGTTCTTGAGAAGGGGACTGTTTCTGGCAGCTATGACTGTCCTGTATACATCCCTATCCATAGACGATGAAGAATACAAGGGCGCGACAGACGCGGAAAGAGATGACAACTGGCTCATTACGCTACCCGGTCAAACAACTTTAAAGATACCCATCCCCTTTGAAGTTGGTCTTATATTCAAGGTAATTCCAGAGCATATAACTAGAGCCATACTACAAGATGAGTCGCTTAGGGAAGCTGGGAATTCCGTAACTAGAGGAATCGTCAACTCGCTTGAGCTTCCGCTGACTGGACCGCAAGCGGTGGCTCCGATATTTGAAGTCTTGGTTAATAAGAGTTGGTTTACCGGCAAGCCTATCGTTCCTGAGTATATGCAAGATAGGCCGAAAGAACTTCAAGCTAAATATTATACCAGCGAGTTCGCAAAGCAGCTTTCATACCTGAGCCCAGTACCGCTTAGCCCCCTTTCTGTCGAGCATGTTCTAGAAGGATATGCTGGGACTATGGGTAGCTACATGCTTGGCTTACTCGATTCAGTAACGTCTTTGGTTAGCGGAAAGCCGATCATGATGAATTGGAGGCAGGATGAAATCCCGATCGTCGGTGCGATATTCCAAAGTGCCAACGCATCAGAAGGGCAGACGCAAAGATGGAATGATTTCTTCTTCTCTGTCAGGGGAATTGTTTCAGGGCTCAGAGATCTAGAAAAAGAAGATCCCGAAAGAGCTATGGAAATGAGAGAGAAATACGCTGATGTTCTGTCCATAAAGAGTTCTCTTGAAAGCATTCAAACAGATCTTAATGAACTAAGGTCTATGAAGACTAGGGTTTTCCTAGATAAGAATATGGATGATTCCCGAAAAAGAGATATAATTGATGGTATAGATAATAGAATAAAGCAGATTCTTAGTAACACGCAGGAGTTTACTAAAATGATGCCCGGACCTATACCGTTCTTTAGGGGAATAAACTGATGGCGATTAGGACTAAGCACGGAGTTTCTATCAACGGCATAAAGCCTGAGCTTGTGCTAGGTATAGATATAGCTCATGGATACTTTAACAGTATGGGAATAAACGAGATGGTTCTAACGTCCATTGTTGACGGGAAGCATTCTCACGGTTCCCTTCATTATATTGGGTATGCTGCTGATATAAGGATATGGGCAATAGAATCTAAAGGTTTAGCTGAGTTCACAGAGGGCTTAGCTGAAGAACTTGGCAGCGAGTTCGATGTTGTACTTGAGAAAGATCATATACACATAGAGTTCCAGCCAAAGAATAGAGGTGTGAGATAATGGAATGGTTGACTGAGAATTTCTCGAACGTGGTTGAGGTTGTTCTTAATTTAGTTGGAGCGTTTGCTGTGATTGCAACGATGACTCCGAATGAAAGCGATAACAAGATTGTCGCCTTTGTCCTCAATGTCATCAACACGCTCGGCGCTAACTTCGGCAAGGCCAGCAATGGCTGATGCTTGAGCCTGTTATTTTAATATTGATTTTATCTATAATGCTTTTCATTGTCTTTATCCTATGGGGTATGGGCAAGGAATATGTAGGTAGGATCAGCTCTGAGAAAGAATCAGCAGAGAAGAAAGTTGAGAGGTCTATCCGTGCAATGGAAAAGCTCGTTGGCCCACGCCCTTCTCGCAGTCTTCTTATTAAGCGTTGGGAGCGGAGGATGCGTGAAGCGTCCGGTGGAGGCGATAGTACCTCCCTGTCCAGCTCCGAACGAAGAAGCGATAGCATCCCTAAGGAATGATGACATACCAGAACCTATACTAGAATATCTAATAGATATAGATATGTTCTGCAATGCTATAGATTCTATCAGAGATTGACAAGGAGATTAGCCCTCGCTTAGTGCGGGGGCTTTTTCTTTTATGGACAACAAACAAAAGATCGACGCAGAGGAAGAGAAGATCAGGAGGGGGATACACCAGATGAAGCCACCCCCTCCGTACAAAAGAAACGACAGAAAGCCTAAGCTCGGCAAGAAAATACTGGTCATACCAGACAGTCACGCAAAGCCGGGTATACCAAATCATAGATACGAATGGTTAGGCAGGATGGTCGTTGATATAAAGCCTGACTACGTAGTCAACCTCGGCGATTTGTGGGACATGCACTCGCTGAACTCCTTTGAGAAACCCGGAAGCAAGTCTTTCAATGGAGCGTCTTACTGGAAAGATATAGATGTTGGACTTGATGGGATGCTCAGGTTCCACAACCAGATAGATGAATACAACAAAGGAACTAAAGAAGAAAATAAATACAATCCAGAGCTTGTGTTCTGCATGGGTAACCATGAAAACAGAATATCGAAGTTCATTGATTCAGAGCCTAGATTTGAGGAGATTATATCCACAAAAGATCTAAGGTTATCTGATCTGGGATGGGAAGAGGTTCCATTTCTTGTACCTAAAAAGATACATGGATGCTCATTCGCGCATTACTTCACGTCTGGCGTTATGGGCAGGCCGATATCTGGACTTCATCAGGCAGCTAGTCTGCTGACTAAGCAATTTGGGACTTGCATACAGGGCCATACCCATACATATGACCACTCCGTAAGGACGGACAGCATGGGTAAAAGCCTACATGGCCTAGTGGCTGGGTGTTACTTTGAACACTCAGAGGCTTGGGCTGGTCCGGCTAATCAGATGTGGAGAAGAGGATTGTCTGTACTGCATAACGTAAAGTCAGGTGACTTCGATGTCGAATGGATCGGAATGGAAAGGATCAAGGCGAAGTATTCGTAAACAGATACCCAAGAGAGATAGGTTGCACCAGATACATAAATGGCTAATAAATGAGTACGGTCGAAAAACTCGTTTGAGGGTCGAAAAACTACCCAAATCCGAAAAGGATTGCTTGGGTTATGTCGAGCTTGGAAGTGGTACTCCGCTCATTAGAGTCAGCAAGTTCTTATCTAGAAGTGAATCTATATCCGTATTGATACATGAATACTGCCATGTGATTTCGCACTACAAACACGGACCACACTGGAAAAGAAAATATGGTGGTCATGATAAAAACTTCTATTCAATATTGTACGAAGTAGAGAACAGGTATTTTTATGAAGGTGGAAATGTTGAGAGCGGAGATTTCTAATCAGAAGAAATCTCTGGCTAGTTTATATCAAGCAAAGGTATGTCTTATGAACGCAGAGGGATTTCTGATTACCGATGAAGTAGAACAAGTTCTAGATGAGAACCTTATCTACGAGCTTAGGAAAAGCATAAGGAATGTTATAGACGGTATCAGTATCAGCATGAGGATTGCTGACAGGTAGGTGGTAGGCTCGGCGGGACTCGAACCCGCGACCACCGCTTTATAAGAACGGCACTCTAACCGACTGAGTTACGAGCCCACGGTCGGGAGAGGGATGGATTATCTCTGTCATCATATGCTGGCAACGAGATATTCATCCATCCCCGTTGTAAAGGATCGCTCCCGATCAACCCTTCTTTCAGGTTGCCAGCAAACTACCTGAGAACAGCCTTGGACTTGTCTACAAAGCGGTATGAATCACCGCTCTTTATACCCCAGACCATTCTCTTCTTCCCCCCGTACACAACCATAACTCTGGTTAACTTATTATCGGTGTGAGCTTCGTACCATTCGCGATTGATGGAGTCGCCTTTTCTATTTTTCACCCCTCCCATTCGCGCTTAGCCCTTTCTTCTTCTCGCTCGTACTCGATATCGAGTCTTCTGTGGAGAAAGAAATCTGCCTTCTTGAGATCCTCTAGCAAGGATCCCTTTCTACCAGCTCTAGAAATATACTTAACTACGTTGCCTAGATGGTAATCAAGATTCCAATCTTCTATCACGTCAATCGTTTCATGCTCCCTGTCTTCCGTGTAATGGGCAGGCTTGGTTACAGGGTCAAAGTTTTGACTAGCTCGATCGGTACTCACGGACAATCCTTTCTAGAGACTCAACAGCTTCCGGGTTGGACTTTAACTCGGACCTAGATTTAAATCCAGCTACTTCCTTCAGGGCGGAAAGGGAATCTTTATCCTCTTCTAGCCATATAAATCTATGGCTCAACCATTCAAGAAGCTCTTCATTCTCAGTTCGGCAAAGCATGGAGATAACATTCGATATCTTCCTAGCCCTCACTATAGACTCAGGCTCGACTGGCTGGTCGCTGTCAGATTCTAGCTGAACAAGAGCGCATATGAATCTTGTGTTCGGTTGTTGAAGCATTAGGGATCTCACCTTTGAAGCCTCCATAGACTTCTCTGGCGAGTTGTATGGGTTATCCAATATGTCTTCTGGGTTTATTCTCAAGACGATCTTGTGTCCGCCATTTGCTGTCATGCTTGCAGAAACAAGTTGGGCTTCAAATTTAATGGCTAAGTCTTCCACTTTTTAAAGTTTTCCTCTGCCCAATGGATAGGATCGACGCCGTATTTGATCCAGAATTTTATCTCTCTGCCAAACTCATGGCAAAGCATGTGATCTGTCCGGCATAGCGGCACGGCGAGATCATCGCCGCACCGCTTCATGCCAATTCCGGTATGTATACCAGTAACAGAGGATCTCAGATGGTGTGCATCAACCCCATCCTTGCCACAGATCAGGCAAGCATGACTGCGAACATCCTTGAGATAGTCCTCTGATTTAAACATGAGAACTAAAAGTCTACGTCCTCTAGTTCCGAATGGTCTGCGCTCTTCGGAGAGGCCGAGTTCGGAACACTTCGCTGTGATTGACCGCCTCCCCCTTGACCAGAATTGGATGAACGCCATGCGCTGTCCTCCATGCAGATCGAGAAATA